CTTGCACGCACCATGCCCGGGAACGTTGCTGTCGGCTTGGCCTTGGTCCGCTTGAGGTCAAAGTAATCTTTGACAGAAGCGGTCTGTGCCGGGCCGACATGACGCCCCGAGTCTGGGGTGGGGTTGGTATCGAAGGCGTATGCCTTCGTATTGAGCGTAACGCTCATTGACTACTCCATCTTCAACTTAGGTTTAAAGTACTCTGCCGAAGCAGAGGGCTGAATGTTCACCGCCAGGACCTGGTAATGAGCTTAGGGAGAAGGTTACAAGCTAGCGCATAAGCGTCAAAAAGACGCTTATCCGAGCCGATCTGTTTGATCGACGTCCAGCGAGGCACCAAACCCCGAGACACACCAGGAGACCTATAAGTGAACTCCACTTCAATGGTGTAACCACCAGAAGTGCTCTTTAGATTGGTATACGATGACGTCCCAACCCACGTCGACTGAACGTCGAGTGTGGATCGGTGCGTTTCACGTGTAACAGTCCAAGAGGCTAGCTGCTTAACTCCAAGGGGCATGACAATTGAGTTCACGAATGGACTCAAATTGACAAACCAGTCCGCAACGAAGGTATAGGGTATTAGCTCTATAGCTGCGCCAGGGATTTCCTTGATGGATATGCCATAACGGTTCAACGACCAGTCAGGACGGTATAAAATACCGGCACTGACTTCTAGGTCGTAGGACCAGTCAACCTGATACTCGTCGGAATAGAAATTTGCCGACTTCGTCTCAGAGTAACTTCCGCTATCGGAGTAACTGGCATGTCCCCGTGCGGTATCCCGCACGAGCTTAATCTTCGGTCCCACAACAGCATCCTCAATGAGATACATAATTGGCATGATACCATAACGGTACCGTAGCCAATTAGTGGTAATCACCTTGTTGATGCCACCCAGAGCGACGATAGCCTTAGCACTAAGAGGTTTGGTACGACTCAACTCCCTGTATAAATGACGGTTTAATCCGTCAATACGAGGACGAAGAGTATCCCGAACTTTATGTGCCTCGGCAATCTCGACTAAGCCCTGGATATCGCTACTGTTAAGGGTAGCGAGGGCCTTAGTACCGGCTTCCATTTTTAAGGTGGAATACGGGACTCCTGATGGGCGATTCGCAAGACTAAGCAAGGGTGGAGAGGTATACCAGAGATCACCTTCAAATGTTTTGATGGTGGCTCCGGAGCCAGTATTGCGCTGGTATTTGAAACCAGTCCAATTATGGCTGTACGAAACCTTGCGGTTCCAGTACGAGTGGTTGATTACTTCGCCCCGTGCAACACGGGAACGGTAACCGGGAGAAACCCAATCAAATGTTGTGTTTATCTCCCCTCGATTGGCAGCACGATGATCCGTGTTTACAGTAGTACTGGAACCGTTAAAAGCGGTCTCAGTATAATGCCGTACACCGTAATCAACGTTATCGCTAACCCTCCTTCGAGGATATGCACCTGCCATCATTCGTCTCCTCTTGCAATAGTCTTGAAACCTCGCTTACGCCAGGTATTAGTAGGACAGAAAGCGGAGCTAGCTCCGCTAAG